GATGAAATGATGGAAGCCCGTAAAAAAGTAGACCCCGCAGAGGGTATTGTTGCAATTAAAAAACGTGTGAGGAAAACATGAACTTTACATCTGACTGGTTTACTCACAACATACCTAACTTTGAGAAGTGCCTGTTTATGGCGGGGTTACCTCGTTCTAGATTTTTAGAGATTGGTTCATACGAAGGGCGCTCTACTTGTTGGTTGCTTAATAATCTACCTATTGACGGCAAGATTGTCTCAATCGACCCGTTCCCCAATATGCCCGAGGTTGAAAAGCGGTTTTGGGATAACGTGCGAGAGGTTATGGGTAAACGGCAACTTATCCAGTGTAAAACCACATCTTACTTAGCTTTATCTCAGCTTATTCAACAAAGGCAAGAGTTTGACTTCATCTACATCGACGGCGATCACGACCCTGCAACAACTTTAACCGATGCGTCAATGGCGTGGGGTCTACTACGTCAGGGGGGTGTTATGTTGTTTGACGATTACGAGTACCCTGAGCAACCTACTAAATGCGGTATTGATGGATTCCTCATGGGGTTTGTTGGCAAGTACGATTTGCTTTTGAAAAACTATCAACTGGCGGTGGTGAAAAAATGATTGGGACTATTATTAATTTGCTGATTTTGTTTGTGGCTACGTTTGCCATCATCATATTCATGGCGGTGTTTGGGTTCTTCCTGTTCATTATGTTTGCCTGTGTGTATATTGGGTGGGAACACATTAAAGGCATGCCGATACCAGCCATATGGGAGAGGATTAAGAAATGAACGCATACGAATTAGCAAATCTTTTAGAATTTACCAATGACCCTGATGTTAGAAAAGCGGTCGCTATGCTGAAAGAACAAGACTTAACAATCAAAAGATATCATGAAATGTTAAGAGATAAAGACAATATGCTTCGCCAACAAGCAGACCGCATAGCGGAGTTGGAGAAAGGTGGAGAAGTTGCTGGTAGGTTCTACTGGGAAAGTGTTGTAGATGGTCATGTAATGGCTATCCCAAGCGAAGGAACACCACATTACAACAAAGATGATTTTCCACTCTACACAACACCACAAATAAAAGAGTTAAGTGACGAGGAAATAGTGCGAATTAGTAAAACTTGTGATTTAAATCATGTATTAGGTTTAATTGATTTTGCTAGAGCAATACTAAAGAAAGCGAGTGAGAAATGAATAATGAACCAGTAGCGTGGCGATGGAAATATGTAGATGAAAATGGCAAACCTTTTACTGATTGGCAATACTGGCATGAAGAACCATCGATACCAAACAAAGATAAAAAGTATTTAGAGCCACTCTACACCGCACCACAAATAAAAGAGTTAAGTGATGAGGAAATAATTGAAATAGGTAATGCAGTTGTAAACCTTATTGATTCCAATGAAGGATGGATTGAATTTGCTAGAGCAATACTAAAGAAAGCGAGTGAGAAATGACTGCACCTGCCGTAGTCATAACCCCCACAACAGGACTGCCGTTTCTAGCCAAGGCGATGGAGTCTACCAACACGCAACCATGCGAGCATTGGATTGTGGTTGATGGCGCTGAGCATGCGCAGAAGGTGGCGAACATGCTTCATGCCGGAGATTATGTAAACAAAAAGATAATCTTACTGCCCGAAAACACAGGCAAACCACACACGCACTGGAGTAAGAAAGAGGGTGTTAAGTTCTTTGGCAACCGAGTCTATGCTGGTATATCCAACCTAGTCAATGCCGAGCATGTATTGTTTTTAGATGAGGACAACTGGTTTGAACCTAACCATGTGGAGACCATGCTGACCCTAATAAATATGCCAAGCCGAGATCACGAGTGGGTTTATAGCCTACGCAAGTGCGTGGATCAAAACGACAACTACTTATTTAATGACGACTGCGATAGCCTTGGTATCTTTGCAAGCTGGAAGAATATTAATTTAGTCGACATGAATTGCTACTGTTTTAAGACCGAATTTTTAATGAAGATCAACAGCACCTTGCAGACCGACTACTACTGGACAGATCGCCTGCTATCAAGGGTGGCGGTGTCTACGGCAAAGGACTATTACAGTTACGGATGCACAGGACTATACACAGTGAACTACAGATTGCGCCCCGATGCGGAAGTATTTTTTCGAGAGGGTAATGAATTTATGAATAAACTTTATAGCGGTAATTTTCCATGGAGAGCAAAGTAATGTTAGAAAATGTACAAGCAGTAGAAGCGAAAAAGCCAGCCATTTTATTTGTGGCAACCCCCATGTACGGCGGTATGTGTGTTGGTGGTTACACCATGGGTATCTTAAACTGCACCCAAGTATTTATGCAGAATCAAATCAAGATGTATTACTCATACATGATGAATGAGTCGCTGATTACCCGTGCTCGTAATGGATTGGCATATGACTTTTTAAGCACTCCCGACGCAACACATCTGATGTTTATTGATGCGGACATCACCTTTAAACCCGAAGACATTGTACGAATGATTCAAGCCGATAAGGACATCATCTGCGGTCTGTATCCCAAGAAAGAGATCAACTGGCAGTTAGTATCCGATGCGGTCAAGAAGGGTGTGGACTACAAAGACCTACCAAACTACACAGGATCCTTTGTAGTAAACCTAGTGGGTGGTGTTACTGAAAGCACAGGGAATATCAACGAACCCATGGAGATTGATAACGGTGGCACAGGATTCATGCTGATTAAGCGTGGGGTGTTCGAAGCGCTCAAAGACAAAGTTCCTACCTACACCAATGACATGATCCTGATTATTGACAAGAACCCTGTAAAGAAAATCATCCATGAATTTTTTGCTACAAGTATCGATGAAACAACCAACCGTTTGCTTTCTGAGGATTATCACTTCTGCAAACTGGCTAGACAGAATGGCTTTAAGGTATATGCGGCGCCTTGGGCTACGCTAGTGCATAGCGGTACATACAACTTTGCTGGCACTTTACCGAGGGCATGAGATGAAAAAAGAACCAGTAGCGTGGATGTCAAAAAGCGGAGTGCTTTTTAAGAAAGAGCCTGACGCACCTATAGAACTTACCCCGTTATACAAAGCACTTACTGACGAAGAAATACTTGAGTTAGCTAAAGAAATAGAAGCAAGGAAACAAAATGCTACCTAACTGCGAACTCGTTAGCTGTTTTGGCAACCAGTATCTTGTATTTAAAGGTAAAGACTTAATCTCTAATGCGGTCAAGCAACAAGGCTATGAGGTTGAAGTCTTTGCTTTGTCCCATAAGATACTGGAAAAGCATCAAGACGGTGTGGTGCTTGACATTGGTGCGAACATGGGTACGTTTACCATCCCACTAGCCAAGAGAAACCCACACTTAACCTTTCATTCCTTTGAAACACAACGAATAATATATTATCAATTATGTGCTAATACGTTTATTAATGGGTTAGATAATGTCCATTGTCATCACTTTGGACTGTCGAATAAAAGACAACAGGTGTGTTTAGTTGTACCTGACTACGCAACTGAGACCAATATCGGAGCGTTTAGCGTGGACAAACAAGTGCGAGAAGAACCCGACTACGAGTGCCCAACCCAAGGCGCAACCGAAAATATTGCCTTGTTCCCGTTAGATGAGGGGGAGCACAGAAATATACGGCTGATGAAGATTGACGTAGAAGGGCACGAACTAGAGGTGCTCAAGGGTGCTAGGAAAACTATAAAGGATAACAACTATCCCCCAATTATCTTTGAAGCGTGGAACTGGAAACCGTGGTTTGAACCCAAACGCAAAGAGTTATTTGCTTACTTAAAAGACCTAGGCTACGAGATTACCGAAGGTGGTAACAACAACCTTGCACAACATCCCGACCATGGAGAGATGATTAAGTGATTGAATATACTTGGTCTTACTCAAGCTTAGACTTGTTTAAGCAGTGCCCCCATAAATACTACCGTTTGCGGGTAGCCAAAGACGTAGTCGAGCCTGAGTCTGATGCCATGCGTTACGGCAAGGATGTTCATAAAGCCGCCGAAGATTTTATTAAAGACGGAACCCCCGTTCCTGAGAAGTTTGCATTTATGCGTGAGCTACTTGAGCCAGTGCGTAATATCACAGGAAAACATCTTTGTGAGTATCGATTAGGATTGACCCGGGCCCTGGAGCCTTGTGAGTTCTTTGGGAAAGATGTTTGGTGGCGTGGCATCCCTGACTTTTTAGCTATTGATGGAGAGAAGGCTACCCTGCTTGACTACAAGACAGGCAAAAGCGCTAAGTATGCGGATACTAAACAGTTGGACTTACTTGCCCTAGCTATATTCAAACACTTCCCCGAGGTCAACTTCATCAAGGCAGGGCTACTATTTGTAGTAGCAAACGACTTTATCAAGACTAAATATACCCGTTCCGAACACGAACAAACGTGGGTAAAATGGTTGGAAGATACGCACCGTTTAGAGAAGGCTTACGAGTTGGATGTTTGGAACCCCAAGCCAAACTTTAGTTGCAAAGCATGGTGCGTGGTAAAAGACTGCATCCATAACGGTAAAGGGAGTTATCGATAATGCCTTACAAAAACAAGGAAGACCGTAACTACAAACGGGAATACGAAACATATCAGGGAAAACCCGAACAGATTAAAAATCGTGCTCAACGCAACAAAGCCCGTGCCACTTTAATGAAGGATGGCAAGGTAGCAAAAGGGGATGGCAAAGATGTGCATCATGTCAAAGCTATGGACAAAGGCGGTAGCAACAAAGATGGATTGAAGGCGGTATCTGCATCTACAAATCGTTCGTTTAAACGAGATGCAAAAAAGAATTTAGTATCAGAAGTAAGCAAGCGGGAACGCAAAAAGGCTTGACAAAGTCTTAAGTAGTACTAGAATAAAAACGTGGATCAAAACTTCGGTTTTGGTCTACACCCCATTTGGGAAGAGTGCATATGACAGAAAAAGAATTTGTGGCTTTGCTCGCCATAGAAGGCAAGCAATTAGATATAGCCGAAGCAGTAAAGACCGTCGGGGGTGTTACCGAAAAAGGGTACATGGCTGACATAAACGAGGGGTTTTTTAAAACCGTTATGAGCGGTGAGTTTAAAAAACGAAGAAGAGATGCGGTGCAGGACTTAATAAAAAAGTATTATAAGAATGCAAATAATTGATAACAAAGCGCTCCTGTTAAAAATCAAGGAGCCACAACGCATTACAACCGTCATACCTAAGTCCAAAATACTGGACTCGGGCGAGGTGCTTGTTAGGTGGGGTTTGGAAGAAGCGCAAGTGCTTAAAAATCTGCGCATTAAAAATGTTCCTTCTCCAATAGAGGCACACTACGATTGGCCCGGACTGTATAAACCGTTCACACACCAACGTGTTACTGCGTCTTTCTTAACATTACACCGGAGAGCCTTTTGTTTTAACGAGCAAGGCACAGGCAAGACATCATCCGTAATTTGGGCTGCCGACTATTTGATGGACATCGGTGTTATCAAGCGGGTCTTGGTGCTTTGCCCACTATCCATCATGCAATCAGCATGGGAGAACGACCTATTTAAATTTGCCATGCACCGCAGTTGCGCCATAGCCCATAGTTATTCCAAAGAAAAGCGGATTGAAGCGGCTAATAGCACGGCTGAGTTTGTCATCTGCAACTACGATGGCATGGAGATTATCAAAGACTGCGTCAAGAACTTTGACTTGATTGTGATTGACGAGGCTAATGCATATAAGAATGTAGGCACTAAGCGATGGAAAACTTTGAATAGCGCCTTGCGCCCCGACATGTGGGTATGGATGCTAACAGGTACACCTGCTTCTCAGTCGCCTACTGATGCGTACGGACTAGCCAAAATTATTAACCCATCGGGTGTGCCAAAGTTCTTCGGTGCTTTTAGGGACATGGTAATGCAACGCATTACAACTTTTAAGTGGATACCCAAAGTCAGTTCAGAGCGTGTCGTGCATGACGTACTTCAACCAGCAATACGCTTTACCAAAGAAGAATGTCTTGATTTACCTGAAATGACCTACGTAACTCGTGAAGTACCACTTACATCACAACAGCAGAAATACTACGAGAACATACGTAAAAACATGTTGGTGGTTGCGGCAGGTGAAGAGATCACAACAGTCAATGCTGCCGCTAATTTAAATAAACTACTACAGTTATCTTGCGGTGCAGTATATTCGGATAGTGGTGAGATCGTAGCGTTTGATGCTAAGTCTAGAATGTCAGCGTTGCTAGAAGTCATCGAAGAGGCAAGCCATAAAGTAATTGTGTTTGCTCCGTTCAAACACGCCATAGAAATAATTGCAGAAGAACTTAAGAATCAAGGCATTAGCACAGAGATTATTCATGGCGGTGTGTCAGCAACTAAACGCACAGATATATTTGCTAAGTTTCAAACTGAAGACAATCCGCAAGTCCTTGTAATACAACCCCAAGCGGCGGCTCATGGAGTTACGCTACATGCGGCTAACGTCGTGGTTTGGTGGGGTCCGATCACATCCATAGAAACATATTTGCAGGCGAACGCTCGTGTGCATAGAGCTGGTCAACGTAATCCATGCACGGTGGTGCATATACAAGGCAGTGCAGTTGAGAAAAAAATCTACAAGATGTTGTCAGAAAAAGTAGATATACATTCGAGGTTAATTGATCTTTATAAAAATGTTGTAGAAGGTACTTGACAAAGTACAAAGTAGTATTAATATAGTAGTTATAAATATAAAGGAGTGCTTAATGAGTGATATAAATGCCGAAAGGCTGGCTAAGATTTACACAAAAATCCGTGCCAAGCGTCTTGAACTAGAGAAAGAAGTATCTGCGTTGCAAGAGCAACAAGATATGGTAGCCGAGGAAATAGTAAAGCTATGTAAGGAACAGGGTGTGCAGACCATGCGTACGGAATACGGTACGATTTCACTGCGCACATCAAAGAGATACTGGACTAGCGACTGGCAGTCCATGTACGACTTCATCAAAGAGCATGATGCGTTTGCGTTGTTACATCAACGTATCAACACTACAAATATGAATCAGTTCTTAGAAGAAAACCCCGATCTGCATCCGCCGGGGCTAAATGCGGACGCTACACAAACCGTTGCAATCACTAAGCGATAGGAGCATATATGAAGAGAGTGCTAGTAGGACTTACCACGCTTGCTTTTGCTACAGCGGTCTATGCAAATTGTCGTACGCAAACTATTACCACTGCGGATGGTAGGTTCATCGTATGCACAGTATGTTGCGACCAATGGGGTAACTGCAATACAACTTGTTTTTAATTTAAGAGGAGCAATAAATGAGTAATGAATTATCTGTATTAGGT